GAAAACTCGGGTACATGGGGAACAAAAACAAATACAAATTTAGACTTAGTACAGCAAGCAATTGTTGGTTTTGAAAACATAGCAATTACGTCAACTAATACAACTTTATTAATGACGGATGCTACGATATCACCAGCAAGAAATGCTGTTTTAAAATTTACAGGAACAATTACTGCAAACTGCACAGTGTTCGTTGCAAGTGGTATTGAAAAAACATACATTTTAGAAAATGGCACATCAGGTGCTTTTACGCTTGCTTTAAATCAAGTAGGTGGTGCTTCAGTAATATTTGGAGCAAATGATAAAACAACAAAAATAGTTTACTTAGATGGTACAAATGCAAATGATTTAGGAATTGTAAATTTAACTAATCCTGTAACATTAACTAACAAAACTTTAACATCACCAACTATTAATGATCCTATTATTAATACTATTGATGACACTAATGGTAATGAAGAAATTATATTCACAGCAACTGGATCAGCAGTTAATGAATTAACTGTAGCTAATGCTGCAACAGGAAATAATCCAAACGTTTCAGCGTCAGGTAGTGATGCTAATGTTGGAATTAATTTAACACCAAAAGGAACAGGTGCAGTAACATTTAATGGTACTGGTAAAATTCAAGCAGTTAAAGAAAAAGTAACTGTAACTGCAGTAGCAACAACTGGAACTGTAGACTATAACTTTTTAGATCAAGCTGTTCTTTATCATACAACAACGGCAACAGGTCAATTTACAATAAATTTAAGAGGTAGTTCATCTACAACTCTTAATAATATGTTATCTGTTGGTGAATCGTTAACAGGTGCTTTTTTAAATACTAATACTACTTTTTATGTTTCAACAATAACGATTGATGGTTCATCAACAAACGTTACACTTGAATATCAAGGTGGTTCTGCACCAAGCTCAGGTAATGCAGGTATTGATGTTTACTCATTCACTGCAATTAAAACAGCAACAACCCCAGCATATACAATTTTAGCGTCACAAACTCAATTTAATTAAGGAGATTTTGTAATGCCTTTAAACTCAACACGCGGAGCTGGTTCAGGAAAAGGATTTGGACTTACAGCTGGTGCTAAAAAATTTAATGTAGATATTTTAGTAGTAGCTGGAGGAGGATCAGGTGCTAATGGAGGAGGTGGAGCTGGAGGTTACAGATTAGTACAAGCACAAGAATTAAAAGGTGGAGAAACTGTTCCAATAACAATTGGAGGCGGTGGAAGTATTGCTGTACCAGATGGTAGACAAAGTGGAACAGATTCTTCATTCATAGGAAGTACAATTTCTATAACATCTACTGGTGGTGGAAAAGCTGGATATAATGGTGATAGTCCTCCTAACGCTGCTGGTCCAGGTGGATCTGGTGGAGGAGCAGGAGAAGTAATTGCTCCAGGAGGATTGTCTGGAACGCCTGGAGGAATTGGAAATAGTCCTCCAGTAAGTCCTCCACAAGGAAATAATGGTGCAAGTTACATTCCTTTTGTTCCTGGACAATATTCTGGAAGAGGTGGTGGTGGTGGGGCAGGAACAGCTGGATCAAATGCTACAAATGGTCCGAACGCACAAGCAGGATCTAACGGTCCAGCAGGAAATGGATCTGATTCAACTCCAGTATTTGGAGCAGCCCCTCAACCTTTTTACGGACCAACATCAGGAGTTTATGGTGGTGGAGGAGGAGCAGGAAATTATAATTCTAATCCAGGACCAATGTCAGGAGGAACTGGTGGTGGTGGAAATGGTGGAAGAATGCAAGGAGGAGATCCTCCTAACCCAGCATTAACGGTAGCTGCAGGTGCAGGTGTAGCAAACACAGGCGGTGGTGGAGGTGGTGGAGGAAATTCTGGACCATCTGGAATACCTGCTGCAGGTGGTGGATCTGGTAGAGTACTGGTTAAAATTCCAGCAAGTGGAAATGTAACAGTGAATCCTGGAACAAATACGGTTACAAATGTAGGACCAGGTTCTTATCAGGTAGCATCATTTACAGTGTCTGGAACATTAAAGGTATCTTAATATGGCTCATTTTGCAGAACTAGATTCAAATAACAAAGTACTTAGAGTAGTTGTTGGATGTAATCAAGACGTAGAAAATAATGGAGGAGAACAATCAGAACAAGCTGCAGAATATTTTAAAACAGTTGTTCCTTTATCAAAAAACGGTGTTAAATGGGTTCAAACTTCTTATAATAATAATTTTAGAAAACAATATGCTGGAATTGATTCAACTTATGATTCAACAAAAAATAAATTTATTGCACCAAAACCTTACAATAGTTGGAGTTTAGACTCTAATGATGATTGGCAACCTCCTGTATCTAGACCTACTATAAAAAAGGATCCAAATGGAATTACATACGGAATTAGTTGGGATGAAGAAAATATTAGATGGCTTGGAACAGTTGGAACAGATGATATTTGGCAATGGAATCCAAATACAATAGCTTGGGATATTCTTCCTAGATAAATACTTTACATTCGAAATATAATTAGTTATATAATTATACGAATGAAAGAAATTAAATTTGATATTTTAAATTTTTTTAGTATTCCATTATTTAAAATAAAAATAAATCCTTCTTTATATAAAAAAAATTATTATGTTAAAGAAATAGAAAAAAATTATTCTATTTCTAAAGATAGAAACAAATGGGATACAGAAAGTAATATTCACCACATATATGGGGATGAAAGTAATAAAAAATTTAAAAACATAGACTGGGAAAATATAAAAGAATTATATAAAAATATTTTTTATAAATTTTGTATGGAGACATTAAATATAGAAAAAAATTTTAATGTACATTTTTCAGTTAGAAATTATACCGCTATTAAAAAAGAACAGTTTATGAAAGCACATGAGCATATAAATGGTTCTGATTTTTCTTGTGTCCATTATATACAATACCCCAAAGGAAGTTCTCCAATTAGGTTTATTAATCACAATGATTTTTCAAGTTATTTTAGATACTTAAGACCAGATCTATATAATTTATTAAATTGTAAAGATTTAAATAATTCATATGTATATGGATATTACGACTTTATTCCAGAAGAAGATGATTTAATTATATTTCCTTCTGTTTTTAAACACGAAATACCTTTATCTAAAAATAATATAAAAAAATCAAGAATAAGTGTTGTTACAAATTTAACAATTGAAAAAATAAAATGAAAAATTTAAATAAATTAAAAGATAAAATAGAAAAATTTAAATTATCTTTAACAGAAAAAGATATACTTGATTTATTAAAAATAGAAAAAAGATGGCCATTAAAATATCCATGGGGTCAGGGATCTGTTGAAATAATATCAGAAGTCAATAGTTATGGACCTGTTGATTTTTTTAAAGCAAGGCATACTCATGCTTTTTTAGATTATGAAAAATGGTTTTTATATTATAAAAAAGGTTTTACTACTATCATATCTAATGTATTCGACTTAACAGAAGAATTAAGAAATTTATCTGTTTTGATAAAAAATGAAATAGGATTAGACTGTAATGCTAATTTTTATTTTAGTAGACCTGGAAAAAAAGAAAGTTTTGATCTACATAGTCATGAATATCCTGTTATAGTGAAACAAATATATGGAGAAGTAAACTGGCAAATTGAAGATAAAAAATTTAAACTAATTCCTCAAAAAACATGTTTAATACCTATTAATGCTAAACATGCTGTAATTAGTAAAAATAACAACAAACTTTCTTTGACAATAAATATACATTAATATATTTATAATAGTATAAAGTATAAATTATGAATTTAGAAAATTATTATTGGTATTTTCAAAGTGCTTTATCCAATAAATTTTGTGATGATGTTATTGCACATGGAAATGCTCAACAAGAAAAAATTGCTATTACAGGTGGATTAGAAAGAAGAATAAAAGAATTTAAAGATTCAGGTAAAAAAATAAAAAGAACAAAAGCTAATAAACATTTAACAGATGATCAAATAATTGAACAAATTATTACTACTGATGATAAATTTTTAAAAGATTTAAAAAAACAAAGAAATTCTAACATAGCATGGTTAAATGATACATGGATTTATAATGAAATACATCCATACATAAATATGGCAAATAGAAACGCTGGTTGGAATTTTGATTGGGACTATTCAGAATCTTGTCAATTTACAAAATATAAATTAAACCAATTTTATGATTGGCATTGTGATAGTTGGGAAAAGCCATATGATAATCCGACTAATTTAAATTTTCATAAAAAAATTAGAAAATTATCTGTAACATGTTCTTTATCTGATCCAAAAGATTATAAAGGTGGACAATTAGAATTTCAATTTAGAAATAATAATGATCCTAGAGGAACAAAAGTATGTACTGAAATAATTCCACGAGGTTCTATTGTAGTATTTCCAAGTTTTGTTTGGCATCGTGTAAAACCAGTAACAAAAGGAACTAGATATTCTTTAGTAATATGGAATGTAGGATATCCATTTAAATAATATGAATTTTAAAAAAGACGGATATATAATTATTAAAAAAGCTATTTCTGAAGAAATAGCTAATTTTGTTTATAAATATTTTTTATTAAAAAGAAGAGTCACACAAACTTTATTCGAAACAAGATATATTTCTCCTATGACTGATTATTTTGGAGTTTGGACAGATCCACAAGTTATAAATACATATTCTCATTATGCTGATATTGCTATGGAAACTTTATTATATGAGGTAAAACCTGTAATGGAAAAACATTCTGGATTAAAACTTATTGAAACATATTCATATGCAAGAATTTACAAAAAAGGAGATGTATTAGATAGACATAAAGACAGATTTAGTTGTGAAATTTCTACAACATTAAATTTAGGTGGGGATTCATGGCCTATATTTATAAATCCAAAAAAAGAAGAAGGAGGATTAATTGAAGGTAAAGGATATGTACCATCTAATTCAAAGGGAATTAAAGTTGATTTATCTCCTGGAGATATGTTAATGTATAAAGGAAATTTATTAGAACATTGGAGAGAATCTTTTAAAGGAGAAGATTGTGGTCAAGTATTTTTGCATTATAACAACGCTGCAACAAAAGGTGCAAAAGAAAATATATATGATTCAAGACCACATTTAGGACTTCCTGCTTATTTTAAAAAAAACAAAAGTAATTTATGATAGAAAACGAAGATTATAAAATACAAGATAATTTTTTACCTAAGGAACAATTTTTAAAAATTAAAAGTTTATTAATGGGAAAAGATATTGCTTGGTATTTCAATGATTATGTTTCTGGAGAAAATGTTAATGATTCTATTTATTTTACACATATGTTTTATCATAGAACTATAATGAGTGACTATTATAAACTTCTTAATCCTATATTAGATATCTTAAATCCAAAAGCTTTAATAAGAATTAAAGGAAATTTATATCCAAAAACTAATGAAATTTTTAATCATGGAAAACATAAAGATTATTATTATGAACATTCTGCATTTATTTATTACATAAATACCAATAATGGATATACGGTGTTAGATGATAAAGTTAAAATTGAATCTGTAGAAAATAGAGGATTATTTTTTAATGGAGCGATTGAGCATAACAGCACCACATGCACAGATAAAGATGCAAGAGTAAATATTAATTTTAATTATTTTGTATAATTGAGTATTGAAAAATTCATTAAAGAAAATCTAATTTCAGTAAAATATCCTACTCAAATACAAAAAGATACAGAATTTTGGGACGTTGAAGGAGTATTAAAAAATAGATTAAATGAAAATTTAAAATTTGATTTAACTCCTATGTTAGATAATATAGACGGATCTAAATCAAAAAAATTTTCAAATAATAGTAAAGCAGATAAATTAGTTTATGATTACAATAATAAATTTTATATTGTAGATGCCAATGAACTTCGTTCTTTTTCTGATAAAAATAGAAAAAGAATACTTAATTTAGAAGATTTGCTTAATGAATTAGACTGGAATATTATCTTACCCAAAAAATAGTGCTATAATAGGCATAAATATGCCATTAAAAAAGATACCATTACCTCCAGGTTTTGATAAGAACGATACTGCATCTCAAGCAGAAGGTCGTTGGATTGATGGAGATAATGTACGTTTTCAGTATGGATCACCTGAAAAAATAGGTGGTTGGGAGCAGATTAATTCATCTATACTAGTAGGAGCAGCTAGAGATATACATTCTTGGTTTGATTTAACTGGTAGACGATATGTTGCTATTGGTACAAATAAAGTTTTATATATTTTATTTGAAGATACTTTTTATGATATTACACCTTTACGAACAGCTTTAACTTCTTGTACTTATACATCAACTACAGGATCTGCAACTGTAACCATTAATAAAAACGGACATGGTCTTGAAGTTGGTGACTTGTTAAAATTTTCAAGTGTTACAACACCAGGAGCTCCTACAACAAGTTTTACAACAGCTAATTTTCAAACTAATCCATTTGAAGTTAAAACGGTTCCAACTGCAAATACATTTACAATTACTATGCCTGTAACAGAAACAGGAACTGGAGTTACAGCAGGCGGAACAATTACTACAGATCCATATGTTATTGTTGGCCCACTTGCTGCAACACTTGGTTATGGATGGGGAGCAGGTACATGGGGATTATCTACCTGGGGGACTTCAAGAACTGTTTCTAATACAACCATTGAAGCTGGTAACTGGTCTTTAGATAATTTTGGAGAATTATTAATTGCAACTATTAAAGATGGACAAACTTTCAAATGGGCTCCTACTGCAGGAACAGGAGTTAATACACGTGCAACTCTTATACCAAATAACCCAACAGCAACAGTATTAACAAGAGTATCAGATAGAGACAGACATTTAATTCATTTTGGAACAGAAACTACAATTGGAACTCCTTCTACTCAAGATCCAATGTTTATAAGATTTTCAGATCAAGAAGATATTGAAGTATATGAACCAACTTCAACTAACACAGCAGGTACTTTTAGATTAGACAATGGAAGTAGAATTATTACAGCAGTTAAAGGTAAAGATTATATGCTTATTCTTACAGATGAAGCAGCTTACACGATGCAGTTTGTAGGACCACCATTTACATTTAGCATACGTCAAGTTGGATCAAATTGTGGTTGTATTGGTCAGCATGCAGCAGTCTTCGTAGATGGTGCTGTATATTGGATGGGTGATTCTGGTAACTTCTTTGTATTTGATGG